AAGCACCCTAAATGTTATGCCCTAAGGCCTCCACGCACTTTGAAGTCGTGCGAATCTCGTAATTAATAAATTACGAGAGTGTGTAGATCGACACCTCCGTATAAAGATCTCGAGAACTAGGTAAGTCGAAGATTATCCGACCATCCTTCGAGAATCTCATCGACCGATGAATAGTACTTATGGTACCATCACGGTTTTTGTGTAAGGGCTCAGAAGCCGGAGACACATAAATCATATACAATGGTGATACGAAATCACCAGGGTAAAAAGATTTATGATCCGATCCAAGGCGCTTATACGTACGGAAGTACCTTCCACCCCACCCTGAACGGATGCTGGAACGTGTGCGGTATCCTATGTAATTTCTACATACGAGATGCCCGTCTCCATAACCGTCAGGACCGTATAGCCTCATGTGCTCTGGGATGTATCTCAGAATGAACTCTGAGATGTCATCCTCGTATAAACGCACAAAGTGGTTATACAGGAGGAAAAGGTTTTCGCCGCTTAGTTCACTTCGAACATAAAACGGGCGAATGTCGATACCCTGAAGATAGTCAGCGCCACAAGACTCACGAAAGGGACCATTAGAGAAGGATTTCTTAGAATTGACTAGAAATCCACACTCGGTGAAGACCTCAGTGAGAAGCGAAAAACAACGTGACGGTAACGTTATATCATCACCGTATACGCTGAGCATATCCCACTCTTCAGCGCTAGCGTTCATGTATTTAAGAACGGCACGTGCGAGAGAGTAGAAAAGGAGAGTTTCAAGAGGGAAAGTAAAACCATTTCCCATACTTGAGAACTGCTCTAATCGCTTGGGGTTAGACCCCTTATATGTGTACGTCGGGCAGCGACCAAATGATAAAAGGTCGTACCAATCATCTTGGAGAAGAAATTTCACCAGATGCGTGGCAATTCTGTCCGAGGCTGACTGCAGATCAACGGTGGCTATTTCACCAGTAATCGAGCCAATACGTGCTTTACGTTGGTTCTTTGACTGGTCACCGAGATCTACACCAACGCGTTTTAGCCGTTTAACCATATAATCTCCGATTCCAAGCTGATAGAGACTATTCAGCGTGGGCTGGGTTATAATGGAACGGAACGTTTTCGCGTTCTTCGGGACGAAACACAGCTTCGATGTTTCAACTGAAACATCTACACGCCATACTTCATAACCTTCTGAATCGAAAGCCGACTCAGCATGGCAATCAAGCCAGTGAGGAAACTCTCGTAAGAAGTCACGGAAGTACGCGTGGTGAAGCATTGTTTCACTACACGATGGCTTCTCCGCCAGCTTCTGCTGGATTGAAGCCTTATTTCTTCTTATCGAGGATGTAGCACCAGGACCAAAACGATAGTCCAAGGATGCTAACGACGGCGGACGTCCAAGAATATGCGAGATTTCGTTCATAGTATAGAAGAGTATCTGTACTACGGCAGGGGAAAAGTTCCTCCATCCCGCACTTCTAAAACGGTCGTTCGTCGCCTTGCATGCCTCTTCCGCCTCTACGAATTTTTCAAAGGCCTTGGCCTCACGGTCAATGCCTGTTGGAAGACAGTCAAGCTTTTCATAGAAGGCGAGCATTTGCCTTACAGCAATGGCTTCACCTATTGATATAGCTTGGTAGTCAACTTCGTAGTTGAGAAGATCCAGCCATGCTCTACTCTTGATCAAAGAGTAAACCTGATCAAGTTGGTAGTAACCGGGCGATGACTTCTCAAAATAATAGGCTGTGCTGAGATCATCAAGGATGTTCAGCGTTGCTTCCTGTCCGGGGCTTTTAAGCCAAGACATGGTCTACTCCTTATATGGAATATAGGAAGAACTTCAGCGAGTAGCTATCTACAATATGGTCAATAATGAATATGACCAAGATTATAGAAAGGAACTGCCAATACGGCATTAAGAAGCCGTAATCCCGGAGTCGATCAACTCTGCTGCCGGACCAGCGGTCGCGGTAGCAACAGACGTCGAAACATTGTTCAGCAGATTCGCAAGAACCTGCTTTGCAAGCCGGCGATCTGCGATCGTGGCTCGACTCGAATAGTAGCCGACCGCTGAAAATTGGACGGTATGGGCTACCTTAGGCGGGGCAGTATAGCCGAAGCTATTTTGACCGGCAACGGATTCCATCACAGGGATCTCTACCCTGATTTCCACACGGTTCACGCCGTTTCTGAGCTTACGCTCAAAAGTGGTGATACGAGGGTTCGCCTCAATGGGAACACTCGCAAGAAGCTCGCGCCAACGTGCAACATGGCCAAGCTTCGGATCAACACTGGACCCGAGAGGGACCAACGTGTGAGACACAGGTGGTGTAGCGCCGTCAAAGACGACGATATTTGCTTGAGAGCTCATCTACTACTCCGTGATTTATGGACTGCGCCGTAGATTAAAGCGGCGGCATTTTCCAAGTGAGTGATCGAGAAAGCACGATCTACAGGGTTATGCGGTGGAAAAGCGCGTTCGTTCGCGGTAAGCGCCTCATAAGTGCGATTGCCGACGAAACGAGAGTAAAAGATCTGGTTGCTGTTGAAAGTACCGGAAGACAGACGTCTACCGGACGCATCATAAGCAGACAGACTTTTCTCGTGACATGATCTTAGCTCTAGGTAAGATGTACACCAAGAACGAAGACTCAGGTCATATGCACTCCGCGTAACAAGGAAGTCACCGATCGGTATGAACCAATCGACGACGAAAGAGTAAGGGATTTTCTCCCAAACAATTTCAGCAGGGTTAGTTAAACCAAGCTTCCACTGTAGAGACGGTTTCTCAGCGAGAACCCATTTGCGGTTAACTCGGTAAAAAGAGTTAGTTGCAACCTTGACAGCCGTAATCGAACCAATTACTACATTCTTTGTAGTAATTATAGTTTGAGTACGTTTCCGGTAAGTGATTGAACGCGAAGAAGTGTACTTTTCCACCTCCTTCATCAGGCCGTGAATGTCCTGAAGAAGTGGTTTCCAAGCATACTGCAACGCTAACCACATATTGGAAATGTCGGCGACACTCATTTTCTGAGCATCGGGTAAGTCACGGAGCCGAGCAACCTTTCCTCGAGCAATATGAGGATTCGGAAGTGTAGCACCATGCTTACGAGCGCGACTAGCCGGTATTCCCTGTATTGCGCGAAGCAATGTCCTCCCAGCGGAATTAAATTTCCCCTTTGAGGCATAGCGCAATGCAGTTAATACAGCACGAGAAGAGTCAACGACGCTTCGAAGTGCTTCAGGTAGCTCCGCTGCGAAGACGCCAAGATTAAACTCGCCTCGTATTTCATTAACGAGAGCGGCTTTATTCCTAGCGTTTTCGCTGTCCTTCAGGGTCTGGGGTATAGCAATCCAATCTGAGTATACCCACGAAAAAATCGTGGGACTCATAAAATCGGGTGGCAAGGTTTCACCACTTTCTCGATTAGAGTAAATGGTGCAAGAATATGGTAGCTCCGGACGATACGTACTCCCTTTTGGGGTGGACGCACCGGACCACGTCTTGTTTGCGAAGTTCCGATTACTGAGATTGACACTCCAAGATCCACTGGACATAGGCATATAATGGGTAGTTGAAAAACGCCCAGACACGGACAGTTCGAAAGGAC